GATCCGATCAACCCCGAGAATGATTATTGGCGGTCGAGCATTGGGCATTGGTCAAAACTAGGCGGCTACGTCTACGACGTTGCTGGAGCCACGATCGACACGATCACCCCAGGCAAAGATAATTGGTTCAGCAACGCTGGCGACTTCATAGACGAGGAAGCCTGCACGCGCATAGCCGCCGAGGTCCGCTGGCACATACAAGAAAACGGCCTACCCGAGACACCCAAGGTCAGCAACAACCCGACGTCCGACCTGATGGGCGTCATCGAAAGATCCCTCGGAGCCAACATCATCGACTGCACACCACGCAATCTGGTGGCCGAGCAGATCATCGAGTTCTGCGAGTTCCTAGAAAACAGCCGCGGAATCCGCATTCTCTAGCCCAATTTGCCATCATCTCCCGAAAGGAAAACCATGGCCCTTTACCTGGCCCTCACGATCGGCACGATCATCGTCGCCGGACTGTTCATTCACCACGACGCTTACGAGCGCGGCCGCGAGCACGGCCGCAACCTGGAACGCGCGCAAACTCGACACCCAGCAAGCAACGTCCGAGTAAGCCGATGACGTTCCAAGCGATCTCCGCTTACTGCAAAAAGCGTGTCGGGCAGCAGCCCGAACACGATCGCTGCTACGGCAGGGGATGGGAGTGGTTGGAATGCTCCTGCCCCTGCCACGAGCCAGAAAACGCAACGTGAACTACGAGCGCGAGAAACTAAACGATCTGGTCTGGATCAAAACCAAGTACGGCGGCCCGTACAGCCACGGCATGTTGTATCGCAACTATCAGTTCGAGGGATACCCCGACGGACGCGCCGCCTACGAGGTTGGAGACACGAGCGTCAAGTTGGATGGCACACCCAATCTTGTGCTGGCCGAAGGCCAGGTGAAATACAACGCTTGCGAACTGTTCGCGAACGTCTGGGCCAAGTCCACCGAACTCCTCAGAGTCGAGGAGCGAAACCACGACGCCTACGTCCGACTCCAAGTGTGGCTCGCACCAGGCGACGACGTACACACCGCCGAGGCTCTAGAACATCTCGCCGGACAGATCCGAGCCAACGCCGCAGCAAAGGAGCAGCACCCATGAGATTCCCGTTCCGCAAGAACGAACGCGCGGCCCTGGAAACAGCCCTGGAGTTGCCGCACAAGACTGTCAGCGAGGCAGCGAAAGCAGCCTGGGACGCGAGCTTGGAGCAGTTTCTCGCACGCGAGATGTGGGTTGTGCTGGTCCGAGATCCAGGGGTAGGGCTGTTCGCATACGGCGTTTACCCCACGCCAAACGCTGCAAATACAGCAATCAAAAAGGGGGAAATCTTTAGTGCTAGTTCCGGCGCAGTAGGAGTCGTGACGCGCCTCAACAGCCATGAAATAGAGCAATACCACCACGAGCAGGAGGAACTATTTTGATCGCCTCATTTGCCACGTTATCCCTGGCCGCCGCCCTGAGTGCGGCCCCTTTACAGGCTGGCGGCCCCGACCATCACACGCTGCAAACCCAGGAAGTAAACATGGAGAAACCCCATAAGGGCGCATGGGGTGACCAGATCGTAGAAGCCGCTCGCGTGCCGAAAAAGTGGCGAGCATTTGCGGCTTGCGTTTGCGACCGCGAAAGCGGTGGGACTCTGGAAAAGATCCAGTCAGGAGTCGGGGCTCGTAACCCCAGCTCGTCTGCGTCCGGTCGTTGGCAGTTCCTCAATTCGTCGTGGAACGAGCCGTTGGGTTACATCGTTGCCGACCGGCTCAAAAGCAAAGGCGTACCCAAGTCCGTAGCCAAAGAAATCCGCGTCGAGTTACAGGCCATGCCGATCTACGAGTGGCACGGGTATTTCCAGGACGTCGGTTTCGTCGCTGTCGTAACCAACGGTGGATGGAGACATTGGAACGGCCACACCTGCAACGGGCGGAGGCCGTAATGGGTGGGCAGCAGCGGTATCCGCTGCGTCAAGACAGGAATCGCGCCCTAATGGATCTGCCTCTGACCTACCAAAACTGTCAATGGATGGACCAAGGCGCGTGCATTGGGGAAGATCCAAAGTATTGGATGTCCACTTCCGAGGACGAGAAAACACAAGAGATTCGCGAGAACGTCCAGGTCGCAGTCCAGATCTGTCGCAAGTGCCCCGTCCAATCCGAGTGCCTGTCGCACGCCATGACGTACCTGGAATTGGGGATCTGGGGCGGGACGACAGATATTGAGCGTTCGCTTATGCGGAAGCACCGAATGGCATGAGTGCGTACCTGTGTCCCGAGTGCAAAGATGACAACAACACAGTCTTGCAGTCGGACTACGGCCCCCACCTAGTCATCAAGTGCGATTCGTGCGTGCTTGTTTACGGTGCTGCCAAGCCGTAGAATAGACCGGAAAGGCCCCTGGGTTTCACTCCAATGTACCTGGGGGCCTTTCCCTATGCGCCTTCCTCTGTGCGTCGAGTATCCACTTGAGCAGCAGCGTTACTTCGCCGCTGTCGCATACGCCTCGGTTGCTCACCACCGATAGATCGAATCAGCCTGTTGATCGCTCGGGACAATCGGTATCGCATAGTCCGATCCTTGACTTTGGCCGAGGCAGCCATGACTTTGACGTCGCTGCCCCCGAACGCGAACCGATCCCACAGGAGCCTCTTGTCGTTTGGTGGGAGTGAGGCCAAGCCGGCACGGATATCGGAAAGCATGGCGTGGTACTCGAATCCTTCGGATGGCTGCTTTGACGCGCGGACGAACTCACCGTGGGGGGCCGCGCTTACCGTGGTTGTGCCGGCGTCCGGATCAAAGGCGTCCGGAAGTAGCTGCTCCACCACGCTGCGCGAGTAGTGGTAGTAGTCGTCGGGTTTCGTCCCGTCGCGCCGCATCCGCTCTTTCTGGCACATCTTGTGTAGATGGACTCGGAGAGAAGATGAAAGTAACCCTTTGGCATTCTTCTGAGAGGCTGTCTCATCATCGTCAAGCCAGCCATGGACTTTCCTGGAGTGAGCGAACACCCATATCCACGCCTCTTGACGGAGATCATCCTCTGGGATGTATTCCCTTTGAGACTTTGCGACTTGCTTCGCCGTTTGAGTAACGGCCTTGGCGACGAGCGTGTTGAGAAACAACTCGTCATTCACCAGCGATATTCCTTCCCGTTGTAGATGAAACGATTACCCATGACCGGCACGAGCATGGGGGAGAGCGTGTTGCCGATCGGAGTAAGCACGGCAAACGCTTTCTGCCATTGGTGCGTCTTGGTGTAGAGGGCACGGCGGAGATCCATCGCGTGACCTACCTCTAACGCCCAAAGAGTGCGAGTGATCTGACCCATGAACGATTGCGTCGTTGGAACTAGACCGGCTCGATGTGTATGGCCTTGGCAGATGTTGAGGCCCATGGCGCGCGTGTTGGCGACAGCCGTCATGCCTCCGACCTGGCTCGTGCGGCCTTCATCCCCATGGATGAACAGCCAATCCTTGATTCGCAAACCCTTTGGATGCCAGCGGATACCCAGCTCGGGCAGGCGCATGAAGTTCTCTAGGCTCAATTCCGGCAGCGAGCCGAGCGAGGGGATCTTGGAAGCGATCTGCTTGTGCAGCCTGTCTGTGTGATTGCTGCGGATGGTGTCGGTTACCTGGAGTTCTTTCGCAATCCGAACCCACTCGTCGCGCTCACGGTTTAGGTTTTTGGAGAATTGCTCCGCGTATCCTTCGGACCAGCGACCCAAAGAACTAAGGTCGAGTTCATCGCCGATCGTGATAATTCGGCCAATGTCCCTGCGGTTATCCGCAATAACGCGAGCCAACCCATCGGAGACAAATCGCTTATCGTGATACGGGATCTGGAGATCCGGTATTACCCATACCTGTTTCTCGCTCATCACTTTCCTTCGGTAGTGACTTGGCGAGTCGGCCTATGAGAAGGGAAATCATGGCGATGTAGTTCTGTGCGTCCGCGAGTTCTTCCTGTAACCCTTGGATAAGTTCTTGAAGTTTCATCTCCTCGAACTTTTGATGAGTGCCACGGTCGTACTGCACCATGCCATCACCCTCAACCCGCTGGGCGCACCAGCGAGCAAAGTCTCTGACGTATTGCGCCAGCTCGTAACTTGTTATCCCGTAGTCTGGCGAACCTGGGGGACGCGCAACAGAACCGTCCCGTCCGCTTGGTTCGCTGAGACAATTTGCATCCCCGTGGCTTTCAGCATTTCCAGCACTCTTGTCCATTCGTAATCTGTCAAGGCTGGGCCAGTCATAGCGGGGGATTCCTCCGTAGGTCATAGTGCTCTCAATATCTCTCGTAGTTGTTCAGCTCCGTGTTTGACATAGATGGAGTTCGTGTCCTCGCCAGAGGGAAGTTCGACCATGGTCGCGTCAATTTCTTCGACCATCTTCTTCCCGAAATCTCGTCCAGCCTCGTCCCCATCAGCCAGGACGATGATCCGGTCAAAGTCCTCAAAGAGCCATCGCCACGACTTGTTCCAAGCCTTCGACCCTGGTACACCCACGGCGGTCACGCCCATTTGTGTAAGGGTCATCTGATCTAGTTCCCCCTCGACGACGACTGCTTCTCGGCTGTCACCGAGCAAGCAACTAACCCCGAATAGGTGAGGCATGGCCCCGCTACGCGACAGATACTTAGGCGTGGAGTCGTCCAGGGTGCGAAACCGCAACGCAACGACCTCGCCGGAGGCACATATGTAGGGGATTGCGAGTCGTCCGACGTATCGCTCATCGCCCAGACTCGCTGTATCTGAGGCTACGACGCCAAGACGGAACATATTGACGGTCCCCTCGGTTAGCCCTCTGCTCACTAGGTAAGGCAGAGCGACCTCGATGTTCTCTTGATACGCCGCCGTTGCCTTCTCCAGCGATTCCTTTTGCGATTCTGAGAGCCTGTCCAAAGTCGCATCCTTCCTTTATCTGTATGACTTTCAAGGCGTCGCCCTTGAATCCGCACGCATGGCAGTTCACGGCGTTCTTGTCGAAATTGACGGAGGCACTTGCTTGCCTGTCGTCATGTTCCACGCACTTGACGGGAACCCATCCAGGTCGCTCGCTCGGCAGAGTCCAGCCGTAGTGCTCCAGCACGGGACCGATAGAAAAGTCGTAACTCACGAGATACCACCCCACCGGAGCAGGTTGATGAACTCGTCCACGGTCATCACGATGCGACCCTCGCCAGGGCCAGACTGACGAGTCTTGGTGGCGACGAACGCGATCGTGGGCTTGTCGTACTTCTCGCTGTAATTGTCGGCCTCTGTGAACGCTTGCCGCAGAAAATCTTTCATCTTGTCCCATGCGGAGCGCACGTTCTTGCACTCGCCAATGGCGTCAAAGAACTTTGTGCGGATGGAGATGTCCCCGATGTCTTTACTGCCAGCCCGCGGTAGCCGGCGGGCGTCCAGCCCCATCTCGTTGAGGTAGTTCTCCAGGTCGCGCTCCCATGCGCTGCCCTTCCGCTTGTTCGCGCTACTCATCAAGTTCCTCCCACGGCAGGCCACAGAAGTTGCACGGCTCGTAAGGCCCGTCAGTCCTGTGCTCGTGGTCATCCAAAGGAAACAAGTCGCTCATCGCTCGGTCGCCTCACCTATGAACGCGCGCTCGGGGGCGTAGTCAAACCAATCGACTATCCGACCGTCTTTGTCCATGTAGCCGTAGCGGTTCTTCACCGCTCCCAGACCGAGCCACCCTTCGGTTGATGTGACCGACAGGATCAGAGCGGGAGTCTCGGCAGTCTTACCTTGAATCGCCTCCATGGATGGGACCGTGCCCTCGGGGTGCGGCCTAGACAGGCTCATGTGATGAAGCACCAATGCGCACAAGTTCCAGCTACGAGCCAGAAACTTGAGATCCTTAAGAAACTCTTTCCCCCACTCATCCCCGTTGTCTCGCAAGACGTCGGTCAGGTTGTCCACGATTAGCAACATCGGGCCGTCGCCCCACATCTCAGCGTGCGCCTCAACGAGTTCGCGGATCTGCTGGACTGTCGGAGCCGACAGGAAGTTCCACCGGATGTTTGACGTATCGCGCAATAGTTCGCTGGCGCGGTCCTTGTCATGCACCAGCATTTCCTCGACGTCGGACTGCGGCATACCTGTAATCAGGGATAGGAGTCGAATCGACTGAGTTGCCAGGTGTGAGTCGGCGGAAATGTAGATCGTTGGAACCTGCGCGCGGTAAGCCAAGTTCAGAGCCACCATGGACTTGCCGGTGCTCGGCCGCCCACAGATCATGCTCACTTCGCCGACGCGCATGGAGATCCCGCGCTCAGTTAGGGCTTCCCACATATTCGGGATCGACGGAGCCTGAGCCGCGGGGGACAACACCGCCTTATGTAGTTGCCTCATGCGTAAGCCTCCATGAGTTGCTTACCCAGCCACTCGGCTACCGGAACGGTCACGGCGTTACCCATTTGCTTGTACCGATTTGAGTCGGCCAAGCCTTTGGTCCAGTCGTCGGGGAATCCTTGTAGTCGCTCGCACTCAACCGGCGTCAAGCGACGCACGTTCCATTCGTAAGCAACCGCGGGAATCTGACTCGTTGATAGCGGGGGCGTAGCCTCCATCGTGATACCGAGGCCGTCGTTAGCGTTGCCGTAGCCTCCGCCGTTCTGCCAATTCAGGCCGATAGCCAGCGTCGTGGCTCGGGACTCGGAGTGATTCTCAAACGTGTTCAGCGTCGGGGTAACGTTGCTTTCAACCCAAGTTTCGTAGTCGGTATTCGACTGAGCGCGCCTACCCTTGGCAAAGGGAATCAACTGATTTCCCCTGGCCTGGTTGTCGTCTGGCCCACCTGTTCCAAGGCTTGACGTAAGAGCGACGGTAGTGACCGCCCTCTGCGGCTGGAGCGTTCCAGAATCCCCCGACAAGTCTTGGGACTCAACGAGTACCGCTCGGCCGCGCGGGGCTCCAACACTTGCGACAATGAACAGACGCTTGCGTCGTTGGGCCACTCCAAAGTATTGCGAGTCCAGCACTCGCCATTCGATGTGCGGATACCCTGCTTCGGCCAATGTAGTGACGACTGTGCCGAAATCGCGTCCTTTGTTGCTGCTGAGAAGTCCTGGCACATTCTCCAAGACAATAACTTTTGCTTGGGTGTGCGTACTGAAAGCGACAGCGGAGAAGAACAATCCGGAACGCTGCCCAGCAAGTCCTTTGCGGACTCCTGCGATGGAGACATCTTGACAAGGGAATCCTCCGCAAACAACATCGACTGACCCTGTAATTCTTTGTGCATCCGACCAATCTCTCGCTGTCTCTATATCGTCGTGCCGATCTATTTCCGGCCAATGGCTA